TTGACCTGTATTTTTATCTTTAAAATTTTCACCAGTTGTTTGATTTGAACCACTATTAATAAAAGTATCTTTGATTGTAAAAAAATATTTATGCATTATATTACTTTCCCATATATATCTTGATTAGGATTTTTTAACTCAAATACCGCTGAAGATACTGCTGGTCTTACTATACCATTCTCTATAGCATTATTAAAATTATATTTAAACCCATAACTATTATCATCTCCTATAATTTCACCATCACCTTTATAATAATAAAGTTTTCTACCACCAGCATATTCATCATTTCCATCTTGAAATAGTTTTAATTCTTTAATACCAATTACACCTTCCAATCCTAAAATATTATATTGTAAATCATTCATATTAATTGATTGTTTAAATTGCATTTTCTCTATCTTAAAAAATTCTTTTATAGTATTAATTACATTTATTTTAACTTCTGTTGGATTAGAACGCCTATCATAGTTTACCACAAATCTAACACCAAAGTTTATTACATAACCAGAAAATATAGTATTGTTTAAAGAGAATCCAAAATCAAGTTGATCGTTTATCATTCTAAATTGATTTAAATAAGTACCGATATTCTGTAAAACTAATTGTGGAGTTTGAACTAATTGTCTATTCTGATTATAAGATAATGTATTAATTAAAAGAGGTCCTCCATCTAATCTCTCCACACAAGCTTTAGCAATACTACCAAACTTTGGTGGAATACTTAATATTCTAGAAGTATAATCTTCTTTAGTTACACAACGAAGTTGAGAAGCAAAAAAAGCACTAGCATTATTTCTTATTTCGTCTACGGTCTGACCATCAGTTCCACCTGTAGTAGGTTCATTATTGGTAACAGATAATGATACTCCAGTAGGAGAATTATTTATCACAGTTAATTCTCCAGCTTGAACATTTGAATTAGCACCACCACCAACTCTATAAGTAAATGTCAATGATGTATTTGATGGAGTTTCACCTAAATTTGGGTTATTTCCCACTACAACACCAAGAACACTAGGTATATCAGCAAGACTAGTTCCATTGATAGTTACACCAGCTTGTTCTACAGGATCTACATTTGAACCAGAATTACTAAATCTAAATAATCCATTACCAAAGCAAGCTTTATATGTTTGTGTATCTTCATCAAACTTAGTTGTAAATTTTTTAGTAGACTTGATATATTCAGCAACATATGGAATAGGTATTGAAGATGCGGTATCACTAGCATCACCTTGATCATAAGCACTTGCTCGTGTCGAGTCATCTGTATAATAAGTTTGTTTTAAAATCTTATCTTGTGCTAAGTAATCTACCTCATACCACTTTTGACCACTACCATCAATACAACCTATAATTTCTATTAAGTTATCTTCGCCCAAATCTAACTCTAAAAATTTAGTAGGAGTTGTTACATTAAATATTTTTGTTTTTGTTTCAGCTGACACGGCTCTTACAAATCTAGTTACGGTATAAGAAGCAGCTTCCCCATTGGCATTTAATGTTGGAGCACTTATAGCGGGATCGCCTGAACCACTTGATGTAAAATCTATTTCATCTGTTGTTTCAAATAAAATTTGTGAATTGACATTAGAAGCTATTTGTAATCCACTATCTATTGATGAAGGCAATGTACCAAAAAGTGGTTTACCTGTATCACTATCAGCATCTATTGTTGTAGTTACTTTTAATCTAGCAACTGATGGAGTTTTGTTTATAGGTTTATAACCTAAAAATTCTGATAATCTCCTTATATTTCTTTTTTCAGAAGCAGTTGATAGGAGATTTTCTTTGTAATTATAATCAATATAATAAGAAAGAACATCACCAACATAACTTGATAATTCTATTAACATCATACCAGGTGAAGTTTCATTAAAATCTTTGTATGTATCGGGAAAATAAGATTTAGTATACTCAATCAAATCAGTTTTTATAGAACTAAAATCTTTATTTGTATACTTTATATTTGTTGGTTTTAATTTTTGTTTTTCTGTATATGCCATTAGTATGCTCCATTACTTGTTGTGCTTCCAGCACCTACACCATCAAATGTAACTTGAACACTATCTAAACTATTTGGTGCTCTTTGTAAATTAAATGTTAAATTTATATTAACTTGATTTAATTCATTTCGTTCACTTATTTGAATATTTCTTATTTCTACAAATGGTAACCATTTTTGAAATACATCTACGATATTATTTTCAATTTGAATAATAAGTTCTTCTGTTATTTGCTCAAACATTAATCTTTTTAAATTCATACCTAAAGCTGGTTGAAATACTCTTTCTCCATTATTGGTTTGTAAAAGAAGTTTAATATTATTTTTTATAGAATCAACAGTAGTCTTTGTGGATTTAAAATACCCATCACCACCACTTTCTCTTCCAAAAGGAAACTCTATTCCAACTGACACCCTTTGGTCTTGGTCATCTACAAATCTATCTTTTCTTCTATCAAGTATTGCCATTAATAATCTCTGTTTATTTTATTTTTATCAAGTCCAACTTCTGATGTTAGTGATTCAACTGAACCTTTAGGGTTAGCCACACCACCAGTTTCATCAATCTCAACAGTTAAAGTAGGTACAGTTACAGCAGTAGGAGCAACAACAGAAGCAACTGGTCCTCCAGCATTTGCACCAGTAGCCGTAGTAGGAGCAGTCGTTCCTTGTACACCCACAGCAGTAGCAGATAATTTTTTTACTGTAAAGGGTTGATTGACAATAAAATCTTCAATTGCCTTTTCTAAACCAAATGCTAGTTTTTCTATGTTATCAGAACCACCACCGATGCTTTCTTCATAAACTTTTTTTATGTCTTCTTTAAGTCCCACGATTAAACTTTGCCTTTTCTTCTACTTTTTTCATTACTTGAGAATAATCTTTTGTGAAAGCATCTGCTAAATGATCAGGTAAATTCTGAGTATTATCTACTACAGATTTAACCTCCGGTTCCTTTTCTATATTTTGCCACTCACCACTATTAGCAGTTTCACTTAGAATATCATTAAGAATAGAGTCTTTTGTCAACGGAGCTGCCGGATTAGATTTTACGGCTGCCTGTGCTGGCACTTTTCGAGGAGGAGTTGCGGTAGGCTGTGGCGCCGTATCTTCAACTATACTATTAGATCTAGAGCTAACTAACACTTCATCCAACTTTTTTTCAAGTGACGAAAATTTATAATCTAACTCTTCTCTAACTACTTCTCTTATTAACTTCTTAAATATATTAACCTTCATTGTTTTGACTCCTGTCGTTTTGTTCTATGAAATGGTGTCTACTAAAAAACCCACCACCATTCTGTGGATTTAAATCTTTTAATTCTTGTAATAGTATACCAATATCATCTGCTGGTACTGCGTTTAAAGTATCTTTTACATCTAAACCACGCACTAATGGTAAAGCAACACCTTGAACATTTGCTCTTGCACTATTTAATATTTCTAATAATCTAACCAAAATATTTCTCAGTTCATTACCTAACACCATAGGTTCAGCCTTTACTCTCGCCTTCTCTCCTAAATAAATATTATTAGAATTAATAATTGAGTAGCCTGAATTATTTAAGGTGAAATTATTTGTAGCTCCAAAATTAATATTATTATTTGATGATACAGTAAAATCACTTCTTCTGGCATCAAAAGTAATTCTATCAGATAAAATTACTATTTGGTCAAAATTTATTGAGTCATCTACCTTGGCGTATTCATAATCAAATCTATCGAGAACGCCATCACCTTTGTTTAAAGAGTAATTATTAGGATTTTCTTTTGGGACATCTACTGATAAAAAATATTTATCTTGTTCTATACCAAAGTTTTCATAAATAGAACCATTTGATAACATGGATATAGTCGAGCCCACTCCTATGTTTTCTTGTTTTCCAATAGATTTATTATCTATTGTTATGCTAGGAAATATATCTCTAGATCCTAATCTAATAGAATTACCATGTCTACCTTCAAAAGTCAAATCTGATAACTTAGATGTTTCATATGTTTTATCTGAAACTAAATCCATTTTTTTATTTTTTGGTTTCTGAAGTTTAGTGTTATTTAATTTTGGAAAATCTATACCAGAACCATCTGGATTAAATAAACTTTTATCTCCACCACCTCTTCCTATTAACTCATCGACATTGAAATTAGCAGTACATTGATTTGGATTATTATAATTGTTTAGAGGTCCTATGTAATATACAGTTTCATTAATTTTTGTATAAATTACCATATCTTTTGCTGTAATGGAATCGCTAATTCCCCTAAACATAGGTCTAGCAGTTTCGTTTCTCAATATACCTGATGAGGTTGAATCATCACCTAAAGAATATAAATCAATCATCTGTGATGAATTAGTTTCAACTGATTGCTTAAAATCATCAGTATCATTTAGATGAACTCGCTTAACCACTCCAATGTTAAACACTATTGATTTTGATTTAACAAAATTATCT